ATTTCCTCGTCATCTTCATAACTTTTGTCGTTGTCAAGATACGCTGTAAGAGCACGTTTGATATCGCTGTCGCCTTTGAAGGCGTCTTTGATATTGTCTACCGTGCAGTCATTGTCAATAAGAATACTCAGGACTGTTTCAGCAGCTTCTGTACGGTCCACAGTGTTAACATAGCGTTTGAGCTCACCCCAAATTTCGCTGGCGACTGATTCTATCATTAAGTTTCCTCCTGGTCAGTGTCAGGGGTACTTACCTCACTCTTTTGATTGGCAAAGTCTTTCATGACAACATCCAAGCAACCATCAGTATTTGCTTCCCATGCTTTGCGGAACTTCTTGAGAATTTCGCCATCACTGGTGGTAAACACCAAGCTGTTGCCTTCACGTTTGAGCAGGCCTTTTTTCTCAATCAAGTCAGTAAGACCCGAATATGGACTCATGCCTGTTGTGTAAGGAATCTTGACTTGCACACTTTCAAACGGTTTTGCATAGCGTGTTTTCATGATCTTGCATGCAGCACGAATACCGTTGACTTCGGTAACTTTGTTGCCGTCTGCATCTTCTTTGAGCTTGAGTTTCTTCATTGCAACCACAATGCTTGATGCATAGATAAATCCCTGACCGCCGGAGATCTTGTCATCGGGGTCAAACATGTCTTGGCTTGCGTATGTGTGGTTGGTACATACCATGCCCACGTTATAACTACCAAACATGTTTACACAGTTGCGAACTAGCGATGTAAGTGCTTTAGGTTTGCGGCCCATGTCGCCTTTCATCTCGCCTGCTTCAAACTGGTTAACGTCTGTGGGAGTCAACAACATGCCCAGGCTGTCAATAACAAACATCACTCTAGGACGTTCGCCATCAGCTAGTGCTTTGTAGTCGATCATGAATGTGCTGATAGTTTTGGCAACGTCATCAATCATGGCCATGCTGAGTTTGAGCAGTTTGCTTTCGCTAGTGTCTACACCCAGTGCTTGTAACCATGCTTCGTCAAGAGCATTTTCACTATCAACCAGCACCACAAAGATACCTTGTTCTTGTGCGTTCTTGATAATGTTGCCGGAACAGATGTAGCTCTTGCCTGCGCCCGAATCGCCGGCAAACACTGTGACCTTGCCCAGCGGAATGCCACGGGCAAAGTCTCCTGAGATCAAGTAGTTAAGTGCATAATTGCCTGTGCTGACCCAGTCTGTGGGATCGTTGAATCCAATGCTGAGACCGTCGATGCTCTTGGTAATTTCCTTGCGGAACTTGCTTATGTCAAATGGTTTTCCCATGCTGCTTCCTTAATAATGTGTTTAAGTATAAATGATTTGTGTCTGCGTTGCAACCGACACTATCCCAATTTAAATTACTTGGGTGCTGATTTTCATCAACACACCACTTAGCAATTGCCAATGCCTGTTCCCATGGCTCTAGATTGTGTGCCGATGAAGAAGTTATTGCTATTTTGATTTGATCTAGCCAATCAAAGTATTCCTGATTAACCAGACGCATCCTGTTGTAAAACTGCTGACTACGATTGTGATCCCAGGACCAATTCATTACAGACGTGCAAACATCTATTAAACTTGTTAAATTTCCCTGAATATAATTGCCTAGGGGAATTACCTTAGAATGAGGTGTAGTTTTAGCAAGCGTGGAAAACATATCGTAATATGTAGTCGCTAACCATTCAACCAACTGCTGCTCAGTCCGAGGAACAGATATAACTGGCATACAAAATGCTTGATTGATCTCTTGTTGTATTTCGGCAGGAAGATCTACAATATCACTGATGTTGTTACACTCAGGCCAGGTTGGATCTTTGAAAGCAATGTAAAACTGATGCCATAGCTGTTGTTGTTCTTTTTCAACGTCTACATAGAATGAAAAAAACGTAGGTATGTTGTCTAACGTCGGTGTAGTTTTATACCATTTTGAATACGACAATTTGATTCGTAGTATTTCCCACCAATCTTGACAAACTACTTGTGCTACGCAGGTTAAAGAACTGTCAGGAAATTCAATCAAATGATGTGCGATCAAGTTGGTTTTGTTAATTTTTTGAATAGCATGTGCATCACCTTTGCTGCTAAAAAAATTTTCTAAATCTAACTCAATTTGTCCACATGAAAAAAGAGCATGAGCTAATATTGTATTGCCCATGCTCCCTTGCCTGTAATCAATACAGTATGTTTTCAATTACTTGGCTTGACGAGCACGAATCATCGCAAGGATGTCTTCGGCCTTTTGGTTGCCAACTGCTGGCTTGGTGACCAAGGATGCTGCTGCTGCTTCTGCGTCATCTTCCCAGGCAGGGCTAGATGCTGCGGGCTTTGCTGCTGCAGGTGCAGTACGAGCAGCAGGTGCTGCTTCTGCATCATCGGCTGAGCCAGCTGCGCCTGCGGGTGCATTAACACCTGCTGGACGGAAATACTGACCCCAGCGTTCAGTATCATAAGGCTGTCCATCCACACTAGCTTCGAACATTTCCTTCATGACACGCAGTTCAACTTCGCCAGGCCGCTTGGGCAAGAATGTGCTCAAGTCAAACAAGCCATGTGCATCAATTGCTGCTTGCTCAGTTTCGGTCAGCGCCGATTCCTTACGAGCCCACTTGCTGGTGTTATAATCTGCATAGCCACCCTTTTGAGTTTTTGCAATGCGGAAGTCCAGACCACGCAGGTAGTCAGTTGGCAATTCTTCCAGTTCTGGATCCATCAGTGCGCCCTTGATCAGGGTAAACAACTGTGGGCCAATAATGAACTTACGGATTGGATTGTCCGGAGTCTTGTCATCACCAATGGGGTTTTCACGCACAAAACCCTGCATGATGTAGCTGCGTTTTTTCCAGTACTTGCGACCCATGTCTTCCAGACTCTTGTCCTTGAACCAAGTGCGAACTTCGGCCAAGATTGGGCAGGCTTCCCCCCACATTTCCACGCAAGGAACTTGTACCATTACTTGTTTAGAATCCATTTCTCCTTTGACGCCGTTGAATGGTAGTCGAATCATGGCACGTTCGGCCCAGAAAAATGTGTTTTTGTTGTTGCCGTCGGGCAAGAAGCGTAGTGAGGCAGCTTGGCCTTCTTCCATGTTCCAGTGCGGGTAAATTGCTTTGTCACCCCCGCCTGTGTTGCTAGAACCCTTGTTCTCAGATGCCTGTAGTCGTGCTCGAATGTCTGCTAGTGTTGCCATATTGTGTTGCCTTTCATGTGCGTTAATATGATTAAAAAAATTTAAGACTTGCTTAAATGTTGCCTACAAGGTTATTTTAACACAGCCTGTCTGTGTTTCCTACCATTACGGTAGAGAATTTTGCCTATCTAGTTGTTTACGGAAATGTGTGCCACTACACACACTTCTTTGTTTTATTTATGTTACTTGAGCAAAGCCAGTGATTTTATTCTTGCCAAAGCTGATTCGTAAAAACTGTCTGTGACTGCACCGCGATGGTCCATTGGGTCCTGGCCAGCTTCTCCCATTACAGGAGCAATGCCGCCTGCTACTGTGCCCATTTCCATCATTCCGCCACATTCGGCTAAGCCGTGTTCGGGGCAGAAATTGCCTTCTGTGGTCATGTTGCAATCAGCAGCTTCGCCAACCACAGGCATACCAAACACTTCATCTAGTGGTGTTTCGACGAACGTGGCCATATTGTCTGCTTCGTCGATACCCAGGTAGCCATTCAACTTGTCGCTTACCCAGGTAATTGGATCGCCGGTACGTGCTTTGGCAATACCATATGGCATGTCGCCGCGGTCCGAGTAGTAATCAAACAAGGCTTCATACAGGTCAGAATCCAATTCTTCCCCTGCTTTGAATTGACTAACTTCGTGTTTGAAACGATTCAGGATGTGATCAATTGTTTCGCCAGACTCGTCCAGTATGGATTCAACCACAGGTAATCCTGCATCTTTGCGTATCTTGTTGAGCTGTTCTGCCACAGGAGGTGCTACTGGTGCAGGTTCTGCTGCGGCAACCGGTGCTGCTGCGTCAAGTGCGGGCTCTTGTGCCACGGGCTCAGTTGGTTCTGGAAGATCGATGCCCAGTTCTCTCAATCGTTCCATTACTTCGGTATCATTCCATACATTGGCACGCGGATCACGCTCGGCCAATTCACTCAACCGATCAAACAGTACGTCATCGCCTACAATGTCATACAGCACTTCTGTGGCATTAGTAGCATCTGGCCCTACAATCAGTTCGGTAGTCATGAGCTCTTTGAGCTTGTTCAATTGTTCTGGAGTCTCAGGCAAGTTCCAAGTACCTTCGGACATGTTGTTGATCCAGTTTTCAAAAATCTGTGCTTCTTTCATTGCATTTCCTTGTTGTTGTATTCTGGCCAGTAGTGGCAGTGCTGCCTCAATTCGTGTGTCCAGGGTCTGTTCAATGAACAGTGTTTTGATATCTTCTACTAGCTCTTGTTGTTCGTCAATGGTAGCAGGATGCCAAGTTTCAAAATACGCAGTGTAGCCACGAGGACTAGACAAGCGTTTCATATTTTCACGCAGACTCTTGTAATAGGTCTGTGCTTCTGTAACCAATTCTTTTGTGACGCCTTCTAGCATACGGCTGGCACTGGCACGATTGAATCTATTCAGTGTACCAATTTCGTTTACTATTTCAGCAATGTGTACACCGCGAACATCATACGGATTGCCGCCTTGCCGCACATGCTCTAGCATGGCACGGCCGCCAGCTAAGTTCTTGAAACTTAGTTTAAAGCGTTCATTGTCTGCTGTTTCAATAAACAAACTTTCAACATAACGGAAACGAGCATCTGCTTCGCCCAGAGTGCGATTGTGTTTGATCATCAATCTGGCTCTC